CAGAGACAGGGGACCAGGAACCCGGCATCAAACGAAGTCTTTAACGCCTTCTGCATACGAAAAGAAGAACGAGGAATCTCAGCTCGGGGCACCATCGAAAATTGGTGTACGTTCACAGAACGATTAGAAAACATAAAATTACTCCAATAGATAAACTAAGTATAAAAATTAGGGGAAGCGGCTAACGCGCGCTTCCCCTAACACCCCATCAACTTAGCACAGAGTGCAGACTCAGCCTTATACCCACGTGCACGCACGAAACGCGCACGCACGCGACTTTAAGAGGCTTTCGTCACACAATTAGAGCCTAGCAACAACTGCCTAGGCTTAGGAAACAAATCAAAAGAACCATCCTGGTCATCGAAATGACCAAGATGGTAAAGCTCGAAATGCTCAGGATGAGCATTTAGAAGAGACGTAGGCTGGCCAGGGCCCGCTGGCGCGTTTACCGAATCGGTAAACGCACGCTGGGCCATACCGACCGACGCTTGATAAAACGGCTGGCCATACAAATCAGCACAGATATCACGAATAACCACAACAACATATTTCATAAAAACTCCATTAAATTATAGATTACGCACCTTCGAACGAACCTTAGCCTTCAACACCTCCTCTTTAACACGCATACGCTCATAGGAATTATCATTCGGTTCGACCGAACGAACACGAGAAAAACGCGTCACATCGAGAAGATCACGACTGAAATCATTACGATCCTCAAGCAGCTTACCATAGTAGCGAGGAACAGCACGAGCAGAATCATAAATCATAACGGCACCGGTATTGGTAACATCAGACGAATATTTCTCAAGCCAACCAGCACCAATACCTCCATTCTGTAGGGACATCCGAGAGAACTCCGGAACCTTCTGGTAAATCTCACCAGTAATAGCATCCACACGAGTATAGTGATCATCCGCCGCCTTACCGTTAACCTTCTTAACTACATACCGCGAAACATAGGCGGCAGAATCGAAAGTAACGTCACCGACAGAGCACATACCCAGGCCCCATACAGAATCCAAAAAAGACGAACTGTAAAGCGAACCAGCCGCCGTTCGCTTAAGCAGCACACGATCGGATAAAAAACCAAAACCAAACAAAATGGCATGATAGTGAGGACGATCAAAATTGTCGCCATATTCACCACACATATAGAAACGAAGCGGGGTATCGACATGATACCGTAAACGCTTCATGAAATCCTGAAAGTGTGAATAAACAAGCTGCCCCTGAACGGGCAGACACTCATCCGAATAGGTCAAGGTAATAAACGAATTCTCATCATGCAAAGAAGCTTCATGCATGCAACGAGTAGCCCAGTCAGACGAACGCTGAACACGGCAACCAATACACTGACCACAAGGGAGCGTTAGCTCCCTGCGGTAATCGGGATCCCGAACCGACTTACCCTCACTACCCTTTGGGTAGAAATGAATATCCCCCGAATGCTTTTGCCAAGCAGACAGGGGATAAAAACACTGCATAAATGCAGGTTAGAGACGAATACCGCCACGCATGGGCGCAGCGCGCATATTCAACGAATTCGTACGGGACGAATGATGACGAAACTTAGACGCGGATGCGCCCTTATTGACGTGCTTGCGGTACTTCATAACGACTCCTAAGAGGTTCTCCAGGGGGGAGAGGCGATCGGGGCGCACCTTACGGTTTCCCGACACTTTAACGCTATCCAGCGACCTCCTAATCAGGAGTCTACCGACGAGGCAGGAGCCTCGTCAAAGGAGACAGGAACGAGTCCTGTCACCTAGCACAGTTAACATCAAGCAGAGTAACTGTGCATCACGATACGCTTGACGCGTATCACTCGAATCACTAGAATCAAAATCGTGAAACAATCACGTTTCACGTGAAACCAACGGAGTATCAGAAAATGCCGAAGCAAACCGACTTCATCACTCAAATCCAATCCGCGCAAAAGCGCGTAGCCGCAGCGCAAACACTCGTCGACGAGTCAACGCATCTGTTTGAACAGAGCGTCAAGAACAACATGGTCCACGCAGCCGATCGGCTCAAGGGCCAACTCAAAAGACAGACCGACGCACTCCGAAAAGCGAAAGCCGAGCTCGCAGAATGGGAAAAGCAGAAATGAGCAACGGCAAATTCGTAAACGAACACGTCATAGAGCTGCGACTCGATGACCAACTCATAGAACGGAAACAAATGGGAAAATACCTATACATACGAATGAGCACACAAACAGCATCCGAACTCCTGTACACACTCCACGGACTGCTACCAACGATCGCACCATTCCAAAGTGACGATCCAATAAGCTGAAAAAAAAGAGGGGGCCGCAAGGCCCCCTCAATTGCGCCCGTCCTACTTGGGCGCAGGAGCCGGCGCGGGAGCCGGCTCATTCATAACGCGAACCTCGATAGGGTCCGCCTTAGCCTTCGGCGGAACAGCCAAACCCCACTTACGCATCTCATCGAGATTCTCAGGGTTAGAACAGAACGACACAAACTCCGCAGGATCATTACCGAACCTAGAACGAACAGCCGACGGCATAGCCATAAAGGACTTCTCGGCAGCAATAATTGCATCCATCGCGGACCGAAAATCCGTAATACCATCAAAATCGCCATACGACGGAGTACGGACCCCTTGCGGGATAACACCAGTAACTTTAAACCGCTTGACAATTCCATTGATATCCGTCTCCGCAGCATGCGCCTGCTGAGTCCGATCACGCGCATTCGAAAAATCCACCGCCGAGTCCTTCGAAGCCTCCTCGGCATCATAAGCGCCTACACGGCGACATTCACTACCGTATTTCATAAAACCTCACTTCAGAGAATTGATAGTCTTAACACCCATGAGAAGAGTCTTCATCAACTCACCCCAACGACCAGCAGAACCTAACTGCTCGAAAAACTTCTGCTCGGCCTCCTGCCGAGTCATATCCAACAACATCCCACGATTAATCAACCGTTGAGCCTCCGGCATCAACGCACGAACTTCAGCCTCACTAGACGCGGTAGAAACTTGATGAGTAAGTATCTTCATCTGTGAAAACAAATTCTCATTAGTAATCCGCGCATTAGCAGCACTATACGGAGTAGTCTCGGACAACTGCTTCGTCTCCTCGACAGTCTTAGCCGTATTAGCCTCAATCTGAGCAACCTCGGCAGCATTCTTCTCCTTCGCCATGCGAATCATCTGGGCAGCGCTAAAAGCGCCAGCAAAATCCGTACCCGCAGCACCTGCAGAAGCGGTAGCAGCAGACGGGGTCGACGCACCCCCTGCACTAATCGCCAGCATCGGATTAAGACCAGCCTTTTTAAGATCAATAACACGCCGCTGCATCTCAGTATTAGCCATCTCTTTAGCCCAGTCACGCGCACGATCAGCCTCCTCCTTATTAAACATATTATCACGACGACCCGCAGCAGCATCAATACCAGCACCAAGCACAGACCAGCCCATAAGTCACCTCAAAAATGATCGATCAGACCAGGGACGGAGTACATCGGAAGAGGACGCGCAGCCTTAATATCGAAAAAAGCGTCCAACAACAACTGCTGACCATCGGCTTCCGCACCCACAGCCAAAATACGCTGCAAAGGAGGACTATCCTGAATAAACGTATCACTCAACACGGGGGCAGTAGCAAACTCTTGCGACAAATGCCAAGCATCAATCGTCGTAGGAACGAAAGAACGCATGTAGGACGTAATCTCAGACGGATTATAACGATACTCGGCCCAACGTTCCTGATAACCAAAAACCAAATCATCATTGCCAGGATTACCCGTTGCATAAATCTCCTTACGCAAAACAGCCTGCTCACCCAGCATCGCAAACACAGGAAAATAGAAATCATAACGAGTGCGACGCGACCAGTGACGACGAATACCTTGCTGATAAGAAAGATCGGCACGAACATTCATCAATCCAATGATATAACCATGCTCCGTAAACGACTGCGAAAAACCATGATCACGAGCCAACATCGTACCAAAAGCGGCCAAATTACCCTGAGGAGACGTGCCCTCAGTGGGACCGGTCTGAGCCACAGGATTAATGTTAATCGGGCTATAACCACCGCCCAAGTACTCAGGACGCTGCAAACGAGCATCAGGAGAAACGACACCGAAATGCGCGCGAATAATCTCAGTATATCGAGAACCACCACGAGCATCCCTTTCCAGCAACCGCTGGACCTGAAAAGCCTGACGAATAGAATTAATAGTAGCCGCCGTAGCATCAGACAAATCCGCATACAACTGCGGGTCATTCCAACGCAACTGCTCCGCAGTACCACCAAGCGTACCACCAGCACCAGTATAAACAGCCGCAGCACCACCAGAAGCCGTCTGTTGAATAGTCAAATTACCTTTGTCAAGACCAGTCTGCGACGACTCAAAACGAGGACGACCAGTATTGGCACCAATACCTTCAAGCGAAATCACGGGCGCAGAAGTACCAAGGGGCAGAGTAACAGGATCACCCTTCTGGGCAAAAGGAAGAGAAGAAGTAAAATAATCGTGACGCTTACCACGACGCTTCAACTGATAGTTAGTCACATAGTCATCAGGACCATTATCACGCAACACAGGAACCGAGTCCTGGAGATTCTGGTCACGAAACCACTCATTGAAAATCAAGTTATACGCACGAAACGGAAGAGCAGACACAATCTGCTTAGGGCCCTCCGTATCAATCTGAGGAACAGGGGGCAGACCGAAATAATCCCACAAACTTGTAACAGGAATATCAGAATTAGGACTGTCAACATTCACCTCGGGAACAGTGAAATCGATCGACGAATCCGGATCAGGATCGCGCTCACCCATGAAACGCTGCCAATTCGTCCAGACAAGACGATTAGGAACAAAGAAAAAGAAAGTCTCAAAGTGGAGATTATCCATAATGGGAAAGATAGGAGTAGCAAGACGGGCAAACGCCGTCATACGCAAAGAGAACGTATCCCCTGGCAAAACCTCTTCACAGAGACAGGGGACCAGGAACCCGGCATCAAACGAAGTCTTTAACGCCTTCTGCATACGAAAAGAAGAACGAGGAATCTCAGCTCGGGGCACCATCGAAAATTGGTGTACGTTCACAGAAC